CCGTGATCTTTTTCCTAGTAAACTTACTAGCGGGTACACGATAAGCAAGCTCGGATTTTGGGCGATCCATACCATCTTGGACAGGTTTAAAGAAAAACGGATAGTTGATTGATATAGGTACAACTTTGTCGGTAAACATTTTTTTAGCATCAGCTCCTGATTTAGATAAGATTCCATATCTACTATCACTCGCAAGAGTGGCTAAGTTAACTGTTTCCGCTGAAGACATAAAAGAAAATCCAGATCTTCTGTTTTTAAGGTAGCACATACCGTAACATCTTTTATCGGCTTTACAAGCTTCCCAGAATATAAAAAATAATCTATTAGCTTCTCTAAAGTCTGGAGCGCCTACATCTATCTTACTCCATTGCAAGTACATGTAGTGCGTACCAGTTATCCAGGTTGGCTCACCATTATTCATGAACCAGAACCCTTCTTCCCTTCTTCTAAATTCTTCGTCTATGTAATCATGCCATTTTTCTTTACTGCTTTCCGGGTAACTTCTCCAGTCAAATATGTTTTTTAAGCGCTCTAATTCTTTTGGTTGATCAAATCTAACCCATTTGTTTTTTGTGTTGCTATACACATCTTTAGGCACTTTAGGCAAAGCAATCACTAGATCTTGTATTTCTATAATTTCTCCTATCTGACCGCTGTGAGAAAGAATAATAATATTATGTTCCTTGTCGTAACCATACTTCCACTTCTTACCTTTGTTCATTCGGCTTAAAGTAGTCTTTTTTATTGGCTCAACTGTTTTAACTAAACTTTGCTCGTACATTACTTAGATCTACCTTCTGCGAATCCTTTAAAAGTTTTTTCCTTTGTATCTTCAGGTGTTTTACCCTCAAGCAAGTTTTCTTCTTCTTCAATTCTGTTAAGTATCTCAAATGCGTCAAATATAGCTAGTTTTTTAGAGGCTGCGGCATTTTTTAGTTTATCGGCTGTTAAATCATCTTCAGAATCTGTTACAATAGCTTCTTTAGCTACTTTTATCAGTTCCTCCACCGCCTTGTGCCCAGCCTGGATTATACTCTTCTTCGTTTCCTTGATGTTCATATTTGATTGTAATAAAATTAGATTTAACTCGATATAGTCTTTCGCCATCAACGATAAACTCGTATTCACTACTTGGTCTAAAACCAACTAGATCGTTTACTTCAACTGTACCATCTGAGTATTTGACGATACCTTGTAGAGGTTTTTCAGATTCAATGTTAAATTGATCCACTGCTTTCAGGGGCATTACAAAACAATATCCCTTAGGGCAAAACCACTCTTCATCTCTTTTGTATAAGAAGATTTGATCTTCACCTATAAAGTAGGTTGATTCATTAAAATAGCTTCTACTATTTTTCTCCACTCCTTTTACATTATGCCATCTTCTAAAAACGTTGTGGTGGACTAAAACAGTGTCACCTTGCATTATTTCTGCGTGGCCAACTATTGGTGTAGATACTACCGTAGCTTCTCTATTAACGAACTGGTGATTATAAATCTCGGTGTTTAAGATTAGCTCTCCACCATCTAGCTTCTTAGTGTTGTTGTATCTCTCTCCTTTTGGCGTTACAACAAAGTCGTGAACGCTTTTCATTAGTATTGTAGGTTATATTCTACGGATACCGCCATGTTTTTATTAAAGTCTTTCCAAGGCAAAACATCTTTACCTTTTTTAATATAAACAGAGAATTTGTTTTCTTCTTCTAGGATATCGCAAATAGTATGACCACCATACACTTCTTGCCCCACGGCATAGTGCATAGCGTCATTCTTATAATCTTTACCGATACTAATCTTTCTTATCAGCTTCGACATCTTCCTTGTAGTTTATTGTTCCATCTTGGATATTAATATCAAACGTACCGTACTCTTTATCAAACTCAGTTTGTAATAAAGTAAGCTCATCTCTAAGCCCAGCTATTTGATGCATCATCTCATGTTTTTTTAACTCTACAGATCCAATTTCTAATTGAGCTCTATTAATGCTGTTTACCGTGTCTTGAACTTTCTTTAACTGATCTTCAGTTATTTTCTCAGGTTTAATACCTTTGAGTTCTTTAATTTTTGCGTTTGTTCCTTTTGCCATTTTTATTTAATTTAAGTTAATTTAATTTGTTTTATCTTTCGAATGATAAAGTAATCTTTATCGGATTTATATTATATAAATCTTTATTTACAGCACTAACACTAGCACAGTTCTCTTCTAATACAAGATTTGTAGCGTCAGTAATTGTTTTAATAGTACCAATAACCTGATCATTTTCATCATGTAGTATGTCGCCAACCGCAAAAGTGGTTAAAGCAGATGTTGTCTTAACCACTACCGCTGTAGTATTAGTAGCTGTTTCTGTAGCAACTTGTACTGTTGATACAAAATCAAACCCATCATCATCATAAGCAGCCATTTCTCCACCTATATATAATGTATCATATCCTACGTTATCGCCAGAATCAGGTTCACCTTGTAATACCAAACTAGGTATATTACTAGTACCAGCCCCACCACCAGTTTGAGCACTACCAATATAATCCCATCCATTATTTCCAAAATCCCCAACTTCAAAATGAGATTTACCAATTATATGATTAGTAAGAATCGGTGCGCCTGTCATTGTGTCGTTTACAGTACCCATTGTTACTGGAGCTACCCCATCAACTGTTTTTGCGAAATGTAAATCAAACTCAAAAGCTGTTTGAACCGCACCATTAGAACCTCTAAATGCTACCGCCACAGACGTCAATCTATGAGCGCCTTTAGGAATTTGAAAAGAAGTCCAGTCAAATAAAACGTCGTGCAACCCATCACCACCAAAATTAACTGTTTGCTTACTAGCTGCTATTATTGGTTTTATTTCTACTGTAAAAAATTTGCTCATTTCTTTATTTTTTAAATTTATCTTTCAAATGAAAGCGTTAATTTTATTGGATTGATATTAAAAAGTTCGTCATTATTAGCTAAATCTCCGGCAGCGCCTGCTCCATTTTGTATTTTCCAAGCGGTAAGATCAACTGGCGTACCATTTAATCCATCATGTCTAAATGTAAGGGAAGCATCGCTATCGATAGTTAATATTTCTCCTAAAATAACATCACCTGTAGCATGAATAATATCACCTACGGCAAATTTTTTCGTTGCAAGAGCATCACCATCAGAACCATCATCTAAACTTGCAATTGTAGCAGCTGATAGTCCAGAAACGTCATGAATTCCAGTTGTAAGTACACTTGTACCGAAATCAATTCCACCAGCAGCTGCGCCGGCTACATATAACGTGTCATATCCCACATTATCACCAGATTCAGGTTCGCCTTGTAGTACTAAATCAGGTTTGTTACTAGTTCCAGCACCCCCACCAGTTGTGGCAGTGCCTATATAATCCCAACCATTATTTCCCCAATCACCAGTTTCAAAATGTGTTTGACCTAGCAGGTGGTTGGTGGTAATTGGTGCTGCGGTTATCGTCGCATTATCAACACCCATTGTAACTGGTGCCACACCGTCAATTGATTTTGCAAAGTATAAATCAAACTTTCTAGCCGTTTGCACTCCACCGTTAATTCCCCTAAACGTTGCCGAAACAGATATTAGTTTATTAGCTCCTTTGGGTACCTGGAAAGAAGTCCAATCAAAGAGAACATCTTTAGTGGTATGTGCTACCATAGTAGATGCTGTTATTGTCGGTTTTACGTCTACTGAAAAATATCCCATAATTTTATTTTTTTACTTTTTCTAGTGATCTACCGCCAAAATAGGCACCGATCACGGTTATTAATACTAATTGTAATAAGTCTACCCACGAGGCTTTAACCTCAAAAGCTATAACACCAGCATCAACAAAAACTAACAGTATCGTAGATACTACTAGAAATATTAGAACTAGTGGTCTTATGTTTTTACTAAGCCATGAATCCGATTGCATATCCATTTTCCAACGCTCAGTTACTTGTTTTTGCATTTCTGCTTCGTAGCTCGCTACGAGTTCTTTAATCTTTAGTTCAGCCGCTAACTTCTCGTCTTTAGATGTATGTAGGTTATCTAAAACTCCACCTACGCTCTCTACGAGTTTAGCTGCTCCACCTGATAATAATTTTGCTATTACACTCATTTATTTATTTTTAATAACCACCACCTCCTCCACTAGAACTCGTTGTGGTACTAGGCGTAGTTGTTGTTGAAGTTTGTCGAGGTATTGGCTCAACTCTGCTTGCCACTGGTATAACCCTGCTTGCCACCGGTATAACCCTATTTACTATGGGCTGCTCAACTGCACGTGCTACTGGCTGTGCTGGTGTTGGTACTTTATTGGTTGCTTGTCCATGATTAGCACCACCCATATACCAACTACCTTTAATACCTTTTAACTCATGCGTGTGATAACCGCTCAAGCCGTTTGCAGCAGCCCAATCCAAAGCTTCTTTTAATTTAGTAAACAAAGGCACTCCACCTATACTACCTATTACACTCATTATTTTGCTCTAAGCTTTTTTAACTCTGCCTCTAATTTTGTTATTGTCTTTCCAATCGCCATAACAGATGGTTTACCCGTACTTCCACCCTTAAGGTCTTCTCTCAAATTAAATATTCTAGACTCTATGCTGTTAATTTTTTCAGAATTACTATCACCCTTTGAGCCTGACATAGTACCTTTGCTTTTTTCATACCCACTTACTGGCACTGTTTTATCTTGCTTAACTGGTGGATTTCCAAAATCCATCCCCTTCATTTTAAATGGTGTTGCCATATTTTATTTATTCGTTTCCGTTATTTGCATCGTTCTCCCAAGGAAAACCAGTGTCTCCAGCTTCCTTCCATTCTCCTTCTACCAATATAGAATCTACACCATCTATATCTTTTCTTTCAAATCTTTCTCCATTATACATAATATGATCATCATCATAAGCCAGCTTACCAAGCTTCATATCTGTAGCGTGTCTCATCTCATGGTTAACCACCTGCCTGTACTCAGCACTGTTAGGATCTAGTTTATCACTTACAAATATAGTTCCATCCATATTAGCTTCACCTAATATTTCAAACTGATCTCCATCTCCTAGTGATTTAGCTATGATAGGTGTTCCAGGAATAGTGGTTTGCTGGTTTCGAGTAAAACTTAATTTAGTTTTAATCTCACCACGATCAGCATAGTTACCTCTACTTGTTCCTAGTTTAAATCCCATTTATTTCTTGTGACCGTATTTTTTAGCCATAGTTCCTTTAGATTCTTTTTTAGCTATAGCATCTACTACTTCGCTTGGAAGCTTTGTTCTTTGCGCTTCACTCATCATGATAGGGTTTTTTCCTTTTCCGTACATTTTCATTGCCGATGGTCCACCAGCTGGGCTTTTCTTAAAATTAGGCATAGTTTTATCTGTCTTTATCTTTTATCATATCATCTATAGATTTATTAAAAACCTTGTCAGTATATGTTATATTATTATAGAAAACACTTCTCTCGGAAGTAGGTAAATCTTCTTCACCCAGTAAGACTCTATATATCCTACTTATTACTTGTGAGCATTTAAACGATGTCTTGAATACAGAATACTTTATAGTTGTTCTGTTTCTGTGTCTCCACGTTTCAATCCATCCTTCTCGCTTTAATCTTTCCCAACGGTTCTTATCCCAACTCATGGTGTAAACTCCGTTAATAAAATCATTTCGTGTAAATCTTCCTTTACAATCTAAATAAATTAATAGTTCTAAGTCTGCGTCATTTAACCCGTAAGTCTTACAAGCCCACTTTCTAGTGAGCCTGTAATACTTCAGGATATTTAATTCACGCAAATCTTGCGCGGTTAGTCTCAATATTAACCTTGTGCAATAGCTACACCCGTAACATCTCTTGGGAAAGTAGCACCAACCACAACGTCATTACCTTGTATACTAGTAGCGCCGTTAGTTGTTGTAACAGCATCTGCTAGTATGGTAAGTCCAGGATTATGAGGATGTGCATTTGAAAGGGATGCAATAGACGCGCATACTTCCTGTAATTTACCTCTCGTGCAAGTTAAAGTTGCTTTTTGTGTTGCAACAGTACCGTCGTTTTTAAAGTAAAGATCTAGAGTAGTAATAGCAGTTGGAACTATACCTGTGATAGCATCTACTGGTATTGCTACTGAAGCAGAGATATCATCATCGTTAATTTCGTCAGCTACATCTCTAATATATAAATATTTTCTCATTGTTTTATTTTTTAAAGTTTATAATTTAGTTAATATTAAAGAACAATAGGTGCTCCACCTATATACTTAACATATACACCAACTTTTGGAGTACCTGTCATGGAACTTAAGTCTTCTTTCGCGCATACGTGTAAAAATGTTTCATCTGTACTTCTTTGAACATTTGCCAAAGTACCCATAGTAATTACACTGCCAAGTATACCAGCGCCGTTATCTACATCTAAATCGTTATCCGGAACAGAAACATTACCAGCTACATCTTCACCAACGATCTCAGTACCGGCAGAAGCTGCGTCATCAGCCACAGCGGCGCTGTGAACTTCTAAAGCTACAAGACCGTGATTAGTAGCGGCTAATTCTACTACAACTAAAGCTGCGTCTGTAATAATAGCTTGAGCTGGAAGTTTAACTGATAAAGAAGCTACAACGTCATTATCGTCACCAGCCATTGGAGATACTACTTCAAAATACTCATGTACACCATATCCAGCAGCACTACCGTTTTGTACGACTATAGCTGCACAAGCTGTTATACTAGGATGTATATATACTGAAGCTTGAGCTAAATCAGCTAAAGCAGCTGTAGCGGAATCAGTAACAACAGCGTCATCAGCAATAGTAATAAAACCATCATTGTGAGGTCCAGCATTAATCGCCGCTGAAATAGTAGCCATAACTTCATAAATATCACCTTCAGTTACAGTTAAATCTACTCTATCACGAATGGTACTATGAGCGGCCATACGAACTGATTTAAAATACAAGCTAAGAGTTGTGTCACTTGTAGGGTGCATCGAGCATAAACTAGATGCAGGTACCAGCAATGATGCTGGGTTTTCTCCAGAAGCATTTGCTGTAACTAAGCCATCACTAGCCTCATCAGTTACTTGTCTGAAATACAAAAATCTATCTTTTGTCATTTTTTTGTTTGTTTTTGTTAATTAATTAATTTGTTTGTTGTTTTGAGTTTAAGGCTTAGGGTTTTAGGTTTGGGTTAATCATATATATAATATCACACGTAAAGGTGATATAATAAGTTATTCCACTAAGACAACATCTCGTGACTGTATAACTTGGTATAAATCATCTTTCCAAGTGATAGCGTGTCCTGCGTGTTTATCATAGTATATGCTGTCTCCATCTTTTAGCCCTTCGACTAAATTGCCCGTGGATATTATTTTCGCTTTAATGTATCTGTTGTCAACATCGGTGTCATCTGTCATTATAAGACCAGCAACCGTTTTAGGTTCTTCTTTTATCTTATCGACTATTACGTAGTTATTAATTGCTTTCATTATCCTCTCATGTTTGAAATTACACAATCTGCGGATATGATGGTAAGAACTACACTTACTGCATTTTTAAGGGCTGACTTGGTTACAAGTACAGGATCTATAATACCAGCTGAGACCATTGTTGCTCTTTCACCAGTTACTACATCTATTCCATAACCTTCGTGATCTTCATAACCTTCCATCATAGTTATACCAGCATTATCCAGTATAGTGTAAAAAGGAGATGCAAGTGCTTTCATTAAGATTTTTTCGCCTGGTGATTTTGCTTTAATCTTTTGAGCAGCATTTAACAGTGCAACTCCACCTCCTGGAACTATACCTTCTTTCAAGGCAGCTTTTGTGGCATAGATAGCATCTTCTATTCTATCTTTCTTTTCTTTTAACTCTATTTTTGAGTCAGCACCTACTTTAACCATGCCAACGCTTCCTGATAGCATAGCTAACCTTTGTTGGTGTTTCTTTTGTATAAACGGGTTTTTATCCCACTCTTTAATAGTTTTCTTAATACTAGCTATTCTTTCCTCCATCTCATCCTCTGGAGTCTCTATAGTAAGCACTGTGTTTCTATCGTCTGTTATTGCGGTATAAGCTTCACCTAAGCAATCTATATCTATAAGATCTAAATCATCGCCTAACTGTTCGTTAATTACTTTAGCACCCACAAGAAATGCTAAATCAGCAACTGTATCTTCTTTAGTGGGACCAAAGCCTGGTAAGTCAATGATATTAACCTTTATATTACCTTTAACTTTATTCATAAGTAAAGCAGCTTTAACTTGTTGTTCAACTGGAGCTACTATAAGTAGTGGCCGTTTAGTTTTTATAACATGTTCAAGTACTGTTTGTATTTTCCTTATGT